CCAAAGGCATCCACTGACGGATGCCCTAATGGAGATGGGATAGTTATGTCTAAATCTAAACCATCAGATAACAACAGATTTAAGCTCGCCCCAGGGGCTTCCCTTTCTAGCCAAGATGCCAAGCAAAAGATTATTGACCTAATCAACCAGGGCTACACAGTTGAGGACTCTTGTCGGGCGGTTGGTAAGTCAGTCAAGTCTTATGAGTACTACAGATCTTCAGACCCAGATTTTAAAAAAGCAATTGACTTAGCTCGGCAGGTGAGGCATCGTAAGGGGGTCATTGCTCCCGAAGATGCCTCTATCTCATTTGAAGATTTCCGTAAGACTTACCTCTCATCTCAAACCTTTCCCCATCAGCGAAATGTAATTAGCCTTCTTGAGGAAGGCAAACCTGCTTGGCTCCACGAGAATATGACTTACGAGCCAGGGATGCCAAACTACGTGTTGGTAAATATGCCGCCAGAACACGCCAAGTCTATGACAGTCTCAATTGACTACGTTACCTATCGGATTGCAATAGATCCCAACGTACGTATCAAGTTGGTTTCTAAGACTCAGTCAATGGCCAAAGAATTTTTATATGCGGTTAAGCAAAGACTTACCCATCCGAACTATATTGATCTTCAAAGGCGCTATGCGCCAGTAGAGGGCTACAAGGCTACCTCTGAGAAGTGGACTCAAGACGCAATCTACCTAGAGCGTGACTCAGGAGAAAAAGACGCCACACTTCAAGCCTTGGGTATTGGTGGTCAGATCTACGGCGCACGTGCAGATCTAATCATCTTGGACGACTGCGTTACCTTAGCCAACGCTAATGAATACGAAAAACAGATCCGCTGGATTCAACAGGAAGTTTTAACTCGTGTTGGTCCGACTGGCAAGATTCTAGTAGTAGGCACCCGTGTAGATCCACTGGATCTATACCGAGAGATGCGTAACGCAGAACGGTATCCAGACGATAAGTCACCTTGGACCTATCTGGCTATGCCAGCGGTTTTAGAATTTAATGATGACCCAACAAAGTGGAAAACCCTTTGGCCTATGTCAGATCGCCCTTGGGCTACTGACACAACACCACCAGATAAGAATGGTTTATACCCTCGCTGGGATGGAGTAAACCTTAAGAAGCGTCGTGGAGTTTTAGATCCTAAAACTTGGGCGATGGTTTACCAACAACAAGATGTTGAATCAAGTGCCGTCTTTGCACCTGAGTGTGTAAGAGGATCAGTCGCAGGTATGCGATCTGTAGGTCCACTTATCCCAGGCGCTCCTGGTCATCCACAAGAATTAAACTCTCAATACATCGTCTGCTCTATGGACCCTGCTATGAGTGGAGATACTTTCTCAGTCGTACTGGCTGGAGATCGTACAAACAGCAAACGCTACTTGCTAGACGCAAGCCGTATGCCAGCACCTACTCCGCAAGCTATTAGAGAATTAATCTTCAGTTGGACAGAAAAGTACAATCCTAAAGTTTGGGTAATTGAGAAGAACGCCTTTCAGTTGTTCTTAACCCAAGATGAAGAAATCAACAAGTTCCTTGCTACACGAGGTATCCGTTTGGTTCAGCACTACACAGGTGCAAATAAGATGGATGCTGAGTTTGGTGTTGCCTCTATGGCACCACTCTTTGGATCAACAGATGCACTAGGCAAGCACCTTAAGAACAACATCTTAGAATTACCAAGAACAGATAATGAACATATTAAAGCCCTAGTTGAACAATTAATTACTTGGTCAGCAGGCACAAAAAATAAACAAGACGGACCTATGGCCCTTTGGTTTGCTGAGACTCAAATGCGAGACTACATCAACCAAGCAGGAGCATATGGAGGAAGTTGGGTTAAAAACTCATTCCTTACACCAAACGATCTACGCAAACGCCAGGTCGTTAACTTAGAAGAATATGCAAAACTTCAAGAGAAGTTAGCAAGTGGAGGCACATTTTGGCGCTAGAGATTCTAGAGATCAGCGGTAAAGTAAAGAAGTTACGTGAGAAGTATGGTCAACGTGACTCTCGCTACTCTGACCTGCTTGCAATTCGTCAAGGAAACATTCAACAAGTATTCCCTGGACAATTCCCAGACGACTATCCAAAGCCAATGGTGGCAAACTTTATTGACGTTGCTGCTCGTGACGTAGCAGAAGTTATTGCACCACTTCCAACATTCTCTTGTATGACAACTAATAGCACCTCAGATCGTGCTAGAAAACGTGCTGACATCAGAACGATGATCGCCGCAGGTTACCGTGATACTTGTAACCTACAAACCACAATGTACTCAGGTGCTGATATGTACATCACTTTTGGTATGTTGCCATTTATTATTGAAACCGATTATGAGAATAATCGCCCAATGATCCGTATTGATTCTCCTATTGGTGCATACCCTGAGTGGGATCGCTTTGGCAAATTACTTTCCTACACAAAACGTTATACAAAAACAGTTCGTGACTTATGTAATGAGTTCCCAGAGTTTGAATCACAAATTCGTGGACCTTATGAGAAGCGTGAATCATCTCGTACTCTTGAGATGTACCGCTACCACGACAAAGATCAAACAGTTCTTTACTTACCAGAGCGCAACAACTTAGTTTTAGCAGAAGCCAAGAATGATATTGGCGAACTATCTGTAGTAATTGCAGTACGTCCAGGTGTTGACTCACACGATGAACAACGTGGACAATTTGATGATGTTATGTGGGTACAGGTTGCTCGCTCACGCTTTGCAACATTAGCACTAGAAGCTGCACAAAAATCTGTACAAGCACCATTTGCTCTACCAAATGATGTTAACGTACTTGAGATTGGTCCAGACGCAACTATTCGTTCTGCTAATCCAGAGAAGATCCGCCGAGTATCTTTAGATATTCCAGCAGGTATCTTCCAAGAGAACGCAAACTTAGATCAAGAAATGCGTGTTGGTTCACGTTACCCAGAAGGTCGCCTAGGACAACAATCAGGCTCAATCGTTACAGGTCGTGGCGTACAAGCACTGATGGGTGGATTTGATACACAAGTTAAAACTGCACAAGCAGTTCTAGCAGAGGCTTTCCGTCACGTAATGCGTATTGCATTTATGATTGATGAAAAAGTATTTGGTGATATTGAAAAGGAAGTACGTGGCGTAAACGCTGGCGCTCCTTATGAGATCACTTACAAGCCAAAAGAAGCCATTGCTGGCGACTATTGGTGTGATGTTACCTACGGCTTAATGGCTGGCCTTGATCCAAACCGTGCATTGGTATTTGGATTACAAGCTCGTGGAGATAAATTAATCTCTCGTGACTTCCTACGTCGCCAGATGCCTTGGGAAATTAACGTTACGATGGAAGAAGAAAAGATTGAAATTGAACAACTGCGTGACTCTTTAATTCAAGCAGTTTCTGGTTATGCTCAAGCACTGCCTGCTATGGCAGCGCAAGGACAAGATCCTTCACAAATTCTTACCGCTATGGCTGCAGTAATTGATGGTCGTCAAAAAGGTAAATCTATTGAAGAAGTTGTGCAAGAGGCGTTTGCGCCAAAGCCACAACCTGAAGTTTCTCCAGAAGCGATGAGTACCGCTGGTGAGGCTGTCGCCCCAGGCCAGGCCCCTTCTGGAGAACCTAATCTTCCACAAGGTTTACAACCATCTGGTCGTTTATCAGGTGTAGCACCTGGTCAACAAGGTATGGCTCCTGGTGGTCGCCCCGCATTACAAACATTATTAGCAGGACTTAATTCTTCTGGGCAGGCCAACTTAAGTGCTGGTGTGCTTAGACGTCAACCAGTTTGATATCACTGGTTAACAAAACAAAAAACCTATAGGAGAAAATAAATGAAATCATCACTGACTACAAAGGTGCCAAAGCCTGCCAATCAAGGCGGACACTCAGGCGTAAATGTACAACCAGCAAAGATCCAACCAAAGGCATCAGCAACAAAGCCTAAAATCGGAACAGTAGTTTACACAAAGCAACCATCAGGAACTCGTGGTTCCAATAAGGGTGCTAAGTAATTAAATGCACGATCACGACCACAGCGAGGACGAGATCCCGCTGAGGGTAACCTACTGGGATATCCTCGCTTTGGTTGCAAGTCTATTTTTAAATTTATCTTTATCAATAACAAATTTTTTTAACGGGTTAACAAATATGTTAATCGCACAAGCAGATTTCGTGGATGAGAAATTATCTTTCCACGAGTATGCAGCCCGAACCATTGAGAAACTAAGAAAGGGTGAGTGATTATGGCAGAACAAGGTGGTTACAGATTACCAAGTAAACCTGCTATGCAATCAGGCCCAGGCTCTTTAAGCCAACGAACCGATGGCGGTCCAGCATCAAAGCAAGCAGCAAGATATATAGCAGGTGGTAATTATGGAGAAGGACAGGAGATGATGGATATTCAAACCTCAGCTCCTATGGCAGCAACTCCTGAAACAGCAAAGCCAACATCTGCTTCACAAATACAAGAGGCAGTTCCACAAACTGTTATTCCATTTAATGCACCAACTCAATATCCTAATGAGCCAGGTGAAGCAACTGCAGTAGTACCACAAAATGCACCAGATGCAGATGAAAACTTTAGAGCATCTATTGCAATGTATATGCCAGCATTAGCATTTATTTCTGATCTGCCAACTACATCGCAAGAGACTAGAGATATTATTCGTCAGTTAAGGCAGGCGTTGTGAGTTTTACTTCAAGACTTGGATCAATTGCCAAGGATCTTGCAGGAGCCGCAGTAGCTGGACCAAAGTTTATTTGGGATGTGGTAAATGCCCCTTGGAATGATGATGCACAATTTAATGGTTTTGTTAACACAATAAAAAATGCTGGCGCAAAAGGTGTTATTTCAACAGCCAAGCCATTAGCTAACGTTGCAGAAACAGCATTAGGCGCACCTGGCGTTAAGCCTGCGATACAGACAGTATATGATGTAAGCACAAATGTTTTACAACGTCCAATTACTACAGTTGGTTTAATATCAGATCAACCTATAGACAAAAGTATTCCAGGCGCAATTACTAAATGGTTTAATCCAAATGAATATAAAAAAGCCTGGCAAGGATCTGCAGACATTGCACTTGGTCAAGCATTTGGACCAGGCAGATTAATTGCTGGTAAAGATTTTGACATTTACGATCCTTCTCAAAGAGAAGATGCTTTTAAAAATAATCTTTTTGGTAAAGTAACATCTGGCGGAATTGACTTTGGTAAGCAATTTACTCTTGATATATTAAATGTAGCAGGTCTAGGAATTGGTGCAGTTAAAGCATCTAAGTATGGTGTGGGTGCAATTAACTCCGCAGACGATGCAGCCAAGGCTGCCGAAGATATTGCTAAGGCTCAAATTGGTGGAGAAAAAAACCGATTTACTAAACCATTAGAAGATTTTGCAAAGAATGATTCAATCTACGCATTAAAACATCCAATGGTTGATTCATCAAGTAACCCAGCATTATTAGCACATTTACTTGGTGAGTCTAAAGATGTCCAAGAAGTAGGCGACGTACTTCGTTCAGCATTAGGTGATCCACAAGCAATGGCAGATTTATCACTGCGCCGTGCTGATATGGCAGATGCTTTAAAGAAAGCTCGTGGTGACTTAGATGCAGTTCAAGAACACTACCTATACGCCGCACCAGATGATTCTGGATACATACCTTTTCTTAATGAAAATCCAAAAGTAATTAAAGAAGCACAAGATAATCTTATTGCGCTTGCTAAAAACGACAAACGCTTTGGCGAGATGCTACAACTTGGTCGTGGTGGTGGTTCATTAACTCGTACGGTTGGGTCAATTAGCAATACAATAGATGATAAAATTGCTCAAAGTCGTGCTGCTAAGTTTTTTGATAAATCAATTGGAAATGTTAAGGCTGACTTTTATCAACCAACCCCTTACCATAAGTTATATCAAAAGTTTTCTTGGCCAGCAGGTGAGACACCTAGCGGTATAATAGATTTCAATGATGTTAATTCATATAAAGAAATTTCAGCAACTCTTGATAAAGCATTAAAATCTCAATTGCCCGATGTAGTTCAAGGCAAAGTTCCTAAGTCTATTCGCAGATTAGATGCCCTTGAACCAGAAGAAGCAGCTAATATTTTAAGTAGATATATTGCCGCTTCAACTCCAGAACTTCGTGGCAAGGTAGTACTTGATATGGAAGAGACGATAGTTAATCGTCTTGCCAAAAAGCACGGGGTAGATTCTGATGTAGCAAGAAACCTTTATGCATCAATTACTAAGGCTAGACAGTCTGCTATGGACTCCATTAAGAATAATGGATTTATGGTTGATGTTGATGGAAGCATAATTGATGTTCCACAACTAGAATCTCAATTTGTAGATTCTATGCCTATAATGGATTTTAATTTATTAGATAGATTATTACGCCGTAACGCCTCATCATTAAATTTAATTGGCTCTAAACTTGATCGTAGTGTTGATACCTTTGTTCACAGTGCTGACCTTGTTCAAGACTTATTCAAGGCT